ACCAGAAGCTGCAATCGACTTATGTACCGCCAGTAGGTGATGTTGACGAAATGAGTAGAGAACTCACTGCACTTGATAACAAGTTGCAGGATGAGGGGGATACTTATACGCCAGCAGAAGTTGCCCTGCATTTGCAGGCAAGGCACGATCTTCAACGTAAAAAGGACAGAGTGGCAGATTCCCAAGTTCAAGCACAAGGCTTGTTGCACAAGCAACAGCAGATGCGAGAACAGTCTGACCAATACGTTCGTGATAATTATCCGTTCGTTTCTGACCCTGATAGCGAATACTATCATACCCTGAAGAATCAAGCCTACCCAATGCTAGAGAGTGTCGTTGGGCCTAACTTTAAGAACCACCCACAGGATATGGTACTCGCAGCCGAGTTAAGCAAAATTATGGTTGATGCCGGTAAATACAATCAACTTATGGGAAACCAACCAGCCCCAAGACAGCAAGCTGTCCCAATGGCAGGAGCGAATCGTCCATCTAGACAACCGCAGGCTCAGAGTCAACAGACTTATAGTCAGGAGGTTCGGAACCACCGTGGTGCTAACGTGAACGAATTCGCCAAACTCTTGCAACGTAGGGGGATGAGTTGGAGACCGTAATTTTATAGGAGAGTTTCAAATGGCTTTTGAGACTTATAATCAAGCTGGTAATCGAGAAGACCTGCTTGACATTATTGTAAACATCTCACCAACAGAAACGCCCATGCTCTCAGGTTTTGGCAAGGGTAAGGCTTCTGGGACTTTGCATGAGTGGATGACTGATTCACTCGCTGCTGGTTCTAACGGGAGAGTAGCTGAAGGCGCAGTCTTCACTGCTGTTGCGTTGGCGGCACGGACGAGAGTAGGTAACTACTGTCAGATCAACCGTAGGTCGTTTGAAGTTTCTGATACCTTGGACGCAGTCGATAAGGCTGGCGTAAAAGGTGGTGAGTACGAGTACCAGTTGGCGAAAGCCCTGAAGATTATGGCTACCGATATGGAAGTAGATATCGTTAGTGGTACTTCAGCATCTGGTGCTTCAGCAGGTACTGCACGTAATGCACGTGGTGTACTTTCTTTCATCGCAACAAACGTAGAAACAGGTTCTGCAGGTTCTGAGGCTCTGACTGAGTCGATGTATAATGATAACCTGCAAACTATTTTTGATAGTGGTGGAAATCCTGACACGACCTATGCAAATGGGTTTCAGAAACGTCAGATCAGTGCATTCACTGCGAGTCAAACTCGTAACATTGAAGCTTCAAGCAAGAAATTGATTGCGAGCCTTGACGTTTACGAGAGTGATTTCGGTATGCAGCGTATCATACTTGATCGTTATATGACTACAACGATCATTGTTCAACTCCAGAAGGAAATGTGGAAAGTCGCAATGTTGCGACCTGTTAAGCATACTCCTATCGCCAAGGTTGGATCATCTAGGCGAGGCATGACCGAAGCTGAGTGGACTCTTGAGTCTCTCAACGAGGCTGCGTCTGGTAAAATCACGGGGCTTACTACTTCGTAACCTTAACGGGGGTCACCTAAAAGCTGGCCCCCTTTATTGTATATGGAACAAGATGACACTGAGATAGGTGATCTAGCTACTAGATTCTCTACTGAAGCTAATAAGTATAACGTCCAGACTATTCAGGATACTGATCCAGCTGCTCAGCTTGCAGACTTTGAACGTAAAACTGGTGACAACGGATGGACGGATGGGCGCAGGATGCGTAAGCGTGGAACAATACCTAACATCTTTCTCATGCAGGACAAGTACAAAGACATAATGGATGGTGACCAGAAAGCAATGGAGAAGGCAGTCAACAGATTCTTCGTTGACCACCCAGAGTTTAAGACGGATAACGATGGCACAAAGTATTTCTAATGTTAAGGATAACGCAGATTGTTTTAATGTGGGAGGATCAGAAGGCTAAAGAGATCCTCTTCAAACATCTGCATGATCGGCAAAAGAAGTTCGCAGGGAAGGTGGCCCTAAGTATAGTAGTTGTTGGTTCAAAGGGTGATGAGTCTAAATCATTATGCTCTCCTTGGGACATACACTATGTTGAATTTAAAAATTCTCCATTGAACGACAAGGTAAATAAGGCGTTCCATGTAGCAAGGGAAGTCTATGATCCAGATTATTATTTTAGCAGTGATAATATTTTAGATGATGAGGCTTTCCAGAATTACCTAGACAAGATAGAAGAAGAGTACAACTTCCTTGGCTTCATGGATATCTACATGTACGATGTAGATACAGGTGTTACGAAGTTTTGGAAGGGCTACCCTAAAAGCGACAGGAGATATTCACGCATTGTCTATTCTTTAATGATGAGCAAGAGTGTGATGGAGGCATTGGATTACGATTTTTCTAAACCGGGTGGGGTAACTAGTGAAGATGACGTAATGGAGCGTCTATATAATGTTGGGTTCTTGGACTCCTGTTGTTTCCATGTTGGGATAGACGGTATAATATTTGAGCTTAAAGGTAAGTCATCATTAAGTAATATTGAATTGTTTCAGTCTTATGGGCAACTACCTAAAGAAGCGATGGAGTTCTTGAGATGCTAATGTTGCCCAAAGAAGATATAAATGTTTGTGGTGTTGTAAGGGACAATGGAGCTTGTGGTATCTATAGGATCTCGCAACCATTGACGTTCCTTAATGAGGTTGATGGTTACGATGTAGCCCTTGGTGGTGTTGACTGTCCTGACGCTGATTTGTTTCAGTTGCTTCAGGAAGCTGATGTTGTATTTATGCCAAGAGCTTGCAGTGAAAAGATGTTATCTCTGATCACTAACTTAAGGCAGCATAAGTCTATTCCCAAGAAGATAATTATAGATCACGATGATAATGTTTTCAACCTGAACCCGCTTAGTCCTCATTATAGGGATATGGGAGTGGAAGATGTAACCGTTAGGGTTGATGGCAAGGATGTACAGATTTGGAAAGACGGTACGTGTGAGTTTGATATAGCAAGGAACAAGAAGAAGACTAAGTTTGCTAAGGAATGTTTGCGACAAGCAGATGCATTAACTACTACCACTCAAGAGCTTGCAGATTTCTATAGCGAGTACAACCCTAATACTTATGTGCTTCCCAACTTGCTTGACTTTGACCAATGGACTCCCAAGAAGTTTGTTAACGATGGTTTTACAAGATTGACTTGGCATGGAGGCTCATCACATTATCATGACTTGGTAGAGGTTGCTCCATTAATAAAGAATCTTTTAAAGAAGCACAAGAAACTCAAGCTTGAGGTTTGTGGGCAAGAGTTCAAAGGTTTGTTCAAGGATGTAAAACAAGGGCAGCATTTTCATCATCATTGGGTACATACTTATGCGCACCCATACAAGCAGGCATTGATTGATTCTGATGTAGCTATTATTCCATTGCAAGATGATCTCTTTAACAGGTGCAAGAGTCCCATCAAATGGATAGAGTATTCAGCGTTAAAAGTGCCATGTGTTATGAAAAACATTCCACCGTATTCAAATGTGGTGGAACATGGGGTTACCGGGATGCTGTACAACACGCTGGAAGAGGCTGAAACTTATTTAGAGTATCTCATCACGCATCCTATGGAGAGGGGGAAGATGGGGAAGAACGCATACAACGAAGTACATGAGAACCATGACGCAAAAACTCAGGCAAAGCTCTGGGGCGATGTGGTGACTAAAGTGATGGAGGGGAAATGAGTCTAGCTACAATTAGAAATCCAATACTGCGTGACCTTGGTCTTGACTCTTCGTCAAGCCTTGTGAACGATGCTAAGCAACGTATCCTTGATTATATCAATGAGGGGATAGAGGAGTTGAATATTCTTGGTGGGTTTGAAATCCTTAAGACTGAGGCTTCTGTTACCCTTGTTACTGATACCGCTGACTACAGCTTGGCTACTGATTGTGATGTGACAGGTGTGATAGGGGAAAGGTTCTACATAGATTCTGACGATGCTGTTGTATATAAGGCAAGGACTAATCAGATTTTTCAAAATGCTGAGATACGTAACAACACTGGACTACCTACATTATGGGTGCCATTTGGAAAGAATAGTTCTCAAGTAAGTCAGATCAAAGTTGACCCCGTCCCAACGTCTAATGAAAACGCCAAGGTGATGACTTACTGGTATCAGAAAGAGTTGTCTGATCTGGCTTCTGACTCTGATACTACTCCTCATCAGGAAGTAATCATACGACATATAGCTAAGGCAAAGTATGCTGAGTACGATATGGATTTTGCTAAGCGTGATCGTGAAATGAACTTAGCCAACGTGTTGCTTGGTAAGGTTCAGGCTCAGAACCGTGGGTCTAAAAGGTTCACCCCATTAACTAGAAAGAATTATAACAAGAAATACATGACTGTTACTGGGAGCTATTAATGCCTCTTAAGCAAAAGATTTTTGAATCAAACAACAAGGGCTTGTTTGATATTGCGGTGGGGGAGGGGAACATATCGGTTGACTTTGCCACAGAGTTGCAGAACGCACGAGTTGCACTTAATGGTGAGGTCAGCAAACGTAGAGGCCGTAGCTTTTATAACCTATCAGCTGCCCAACATGCTGCTGGTAATACTATAGATAGTTACGTTGTTGGTAATCAAAACTCTACGTATGCTGTATATAATGGTAACAACGAGCAGATAGGGTTTGCTCTTACTCTCGGCTCCGAAAAAAAAGTACAGGCAGTACAGTTCTATTTAAGCAAGACAGGTTCTCCAACTGGTGGCATGAGAGCGCAGATATTTGCAAGCACAGGTACTGTTGGTAGTGCCGCTGTCCCAACTGGGGCGGTATTAGCTTCCTCTATAGCAGGAGAAAGAAATCCTGCTGACTTGACAAGCTCTCTTGTTGTTACAGAGTTTACGTTTGAGCCGCCATACACGGTTAGTGCTGGTGATATATGCATATTATTTGAGTACGATGGTGGAGATGCAAGTAATGCTGTCAATGTGGGTTCAGATTCAAGCCCTGCTGGTGGGCACAATACATTCGCAACAGACTCAAAGGATAGTGGTTGGGCTGCTGATACAGGTGAAGACTTAATCTATGCTTTACTTTCTGCTGGGCCAACTTGCGACATGCTTGCTGTATACGAGGGTGATTACCCCGGCACGTTTGAGGTTCTAGGACAGTTTGACACAAGGTTATTAAGGTATACGTCTTCTACAAGTGCATTTGATGTCGTAGTACAGACAGGGCTTACTGTTGACACGCCACTTAACTGGGCTATGTTCAGCAATAAGATGATACTGACTAATGGAACTGACAATCCGTTTAAGTATGGATACACACCGAAGCCTGCAGCTCCATCCACTGGTACTACTACTTCCGGTTCTAAGGCTGGGAGGACGTACTATGTTGCAGTTACGTATGTTACGGCAAACGGAGAGTCCGTGCCTAGCGAAGAGACAACGCAGATTGTGGCAACAAATGATTTACTTACTGTTACTGCTTTAGGAGCTTTACAGGGAGCGACAGGATGGAATGTCTATTACCACACAGTGTCAGGTGCGCTGAAGCTACAGAATGCTTCCCCATTGACACTTGGAGCTGCCCATACAGAAACAACTGGTTCATTAAATGATGGTGCACTGCCACCATCTGCGCATACTGGATGGTACGCAGTAAATTTACTGGATAACCCACCGAAGGGTAAGTATGTTTTTGCGTTAAACAACCGTGTTTGGATAACTGGTGTCCTTAATAGAAAAACAAAGTTTACAGGGTCTGCAGTAGATGACGAAGATGATTGGAGTACTGGGTCGGACTTTGTTGATATCGACTTGGCTGCTGTACTGGCTCGTGGCGATACTATTACTGGGCTTAATAGGCTTGGTCAAACCAATGCGCTGATAGTAGGACTAAAGAATCATATAGTAACATATACGGTGCCTGCTACGTTCTCCGATATATCTATAGACAAGACAGTGTTCAACACTGGCAACATGAGTCATAGAGCTATGGAGGAGGTAGGGTTAGATAACTACTTGGTTGAGGTTGAAGGATTAAACTCAATGAAGAATGAGTTGATCATCCAAGGACTACGCACGAAGAAGCTAAGCGACAATATAAGAGACAGGTTAAATCCTTTGCTGGACGCAGTAACTGACGAGAATGAAATAAATGTTGTCAATCATAAGAAAGAGAATGAGTTCTGGATTAACATCCCGTCCATAAGCAGGCGTTTTATTTATGATTATGAAATAAAAGCGTGGATGGAGGACAGAGGGGTAAAGATTTATCAGTCTGTTCGTACTCCAGACAATGAGATATTGAGTGCTGGCCCATACGGTAGAGTATCAAGAGAGTATGTTGATGCCGCTGGAGCTAACGTATATGGGGATGGGCAAAATAGCACCAATATAGCATGGCAGTGGGACACCCCTTGGTTGTGGTTTGACAATGTTAGTGTTAAGAAGATGTTTAAGTACTTTCAGTTTAAGGGGAGTGGGTCTGCTGGATTGTTTAACTTGGATGTATACTTTGATTTTGATAGCGTATCTTATAAAACATTTTATCTGCAAATGCAGTTTAGTGAGTGGGATGTATCTGATTGGGGTGCAGCATACTGGGATTTCCCAGATGTCAACAAGGTTCTTATACCAATGATAGGTATGGGGAGAGCGATTAAGTTTTCTTTTTCGGCTAACACTAAGACAGACTTAAGCATCGCATTTTATGGTGTAAAATATGCAAACGCAGGGTTTAGAGCTAACGATTAATAACTTAAGGAGAGCAAGATGACAACTGTAACTCAAACAGGTTCCTATACTGACACGAGGCGTGAAGGTACGGGCAAAGCACCTTGGGGTGCAAACTTAGATCCAGATTTGAATTCGTCTGACATTCAGGATGATATCTCTGGGATCATAGCGGAGCTTAATGTATCACAGAAGACGGATGAGATTCCTTCTACCACAGCAACGGCTGTTCTTAGCGGTGCTGGTGCATGTCCTATCACTGGGGCTATTGCAGAGCTTACTTCCACCAGTACAGATGCGTGGACTTTAGCAGCAGGCGCAGAAGGACAGCATCTATACGTAGTAATGGTTACAGATGGTGGTACTGCAGTTCTCACGCCAGCAGGTGGTGGTGGTGGTTATACAACTATCACGTTTGCTGATGCTGGTGACTCTGTTCATCTTCTGTATACAAACTCAAAATGGTACATAGTAGGCCAAGGTGGATTAACAACTGGCCCATTGTCTGCATAATCTAACGGAGTCTAAGGGATGGCAACATTAACAAGACTACATGACTTTGAGACTGATCGTGATGCGACACCTCCGGTAGCCATTAGTGCTACCAAGGTGGACGCAGAACTTGATCAGATCTTAACGGAGACGAATGCTGCAGACGTTCGCCTTGATGCTATTGAGGCGGCTGGATTCGTAACCACTGCCCGCCTTGCTGACGATGCGGTAACTGGAGCTAAGATAAGTTTTATTGACGACAGTATTGCTGTTACCAATAAGGCTTTTATGATTGCTGATGGCACTGATTACAGTGCTTTCATTTTCAGCGGTGATGTTACAGTTAGTAATGCAGGCGTTGCAGCTCTTGCAATTAACTCTGTTGATACAGCAGAGTTAGCTGACGATGCGGTAACCCCAGCAGAGGCTAGCTTCGTTGATGACTCATTGGCAGCTACCAGCGCACACATGTTGGTAGGTAATGGTAGTGTATTCACTAATGTCATCATGTCTGGTGATGCTACCATGACAAGTGCTGGTGTAGTTACCATCAGCTCTTTAGCAGTAGCTACAGCAGACATTATAGATGATGCTGTTACTGGCCCTAAGATTAGCTTTATTGATGACAGTATTGCTGTAACAGATACAGCATTCATGATAGCTGATGGTAGTGACTATAGTGCCTTCGTTCTTAGTGGGGATGCAACTTGTAGCAACGCTGGTGTGGTTGCTATTGGAAGCAATGTTATAGTTAACGCTGATGTTAATTCTTCTGCTGCGATAGCATATTCAAAATTAAACTTAAGTGGTTCAGTAGTAAGCGCAGACATTGCAGCTGGCACTATTGTTGACTCTGATGTTAACGCAAGCGCAGCTATTGCAGCTACAAAGATTCATAATGGCACTATTAGTAACACGGAGTTTGGTTATCTAAATGGGTTGACCAGTAATATCCAGACACAGATTGACGGTTTTTCTGCTGGTACTATTTCCACTATTGATGATGATAATTTTACGCTTCAAGACAACGCTGATACAACT